CCGCTGCTGTTTGCCGTAACGGACACGCCGTTAGCCGTCAGCGCCGTATTGGTCCCAAGGAAATTGGATCCGGCGTTGGACTGCATGGCAGTCGTCAGGTAAGCGCCTGCAGATTGCAAGGCCGTCGTGATGTTCGACGCAAGGCCGAAAGTGATAGACGATCCGTTAGTCGAAGATGACAAAGACGAACCGACAGCCAGACTTATCGCGCCAGAAGATCCGTTGACGTTGGATACATACGACGTTGGCCCCGCTTGGACGGAGGCCGTTAATACCGACGAATTAGATAGGCCGAAAGTGACGCCATTGCTATTGGCAAATGACAACGTGCCAGACGTTTGCGTCTGAGTACCGGCGATGATGCCACTGATTCCTGTCTGCGCCCCGGCAACGTTGGCACCAGAAATAGTAATCGTTGCGCCACCTGCGCCCGTGGACTGAGACAACGTAATGTTGTTTCCGCCCGCAAAAACGATTTGATTGCTGATCGTACCTGTTGTGCCAGACGTATTTCCGCCAGAGGACACGCCTGCAGAGAAAGCGGGAGCGCCAATGCTGATGGTGCTTCCGGCAGAAGCAATGCTAACAATGCCTGTTCCGCTAATCGACGATGTGGCGGGAACGCTCTGGCCGGAAAGCGAAATGTTCAGACCGGCGCTATTGAGCGTCACGCTTCCTGAAATGTTGGTTCCGCCAAATCCAGTACTTGTTCCGGCAACCGTGACAGATCCAGAAGAGCCATTGACCTGCTGAACATACGAAGTCGGAACTGTTGGAACGGTATAAGAACCAACGATAGCGTTACCGGCAGACGTGTAGAACGTCAAACCATTGGCATTGCTAAAACTAGCATTGGTCAAAAGCGTTGCTGTTCCGCCGCCCGTATTGTTGGTGGCAGCAACGACAGCAAAGTTTGAAACCGTAGATTGAGCGGCAGTCGTTAAGTACGCGCCTGCGGATTGCAAGGCCGTCGTAATGTTCGACGCAAGGCCAAAAGTGATAGATGAACCGTTAGTCGAAGATGACAACGATGATCCGACCGCAAGACTTAATGCGCCAGATGAACCGTTGACGTTCGATACATACGATGTCGGTCCTGCTTGAACCGAAGCCGTCAAGACAGATGAATTTGACAGGCCAAAGGTGACGCCGTTGCTGTTTGCAAACGATAACGTGCCAGACGTTTGAGTCTGAGTTCCGGCAATGATGCCACTGATGCCGGTTTGAGCACCCGCTATGTTGGCACCAGAAATAGTTAGCGACATGCCTCCGGCACCGGTAGAGCCGGACAGAGTAATGTTGTTGCCGCCCGCAAGAACCAACTGGTTGGAAACAGTTCCGCTTGTTCCAGACGTATTTCCGCCTGAGAAGCCCATCGAAACGGCAGGAGCGCCAATGCTGATTGTGCTTCCGGCGGACGCGATGCTGACCGCCCCCGTTCCGCTAATAGATGACGTGGCGGGGACGCTCTGGCCGGATAGCGCCAGATTCAGCCCGTTGCTGTTGAGCGTCAGGCTTCCTGAGATATTCGTGCCGCTGAAACTGGTATTGGTTCCGGCGACGGTAACTGATCCAGACGATCCATTGACTTGCTGTACATACGATGTCGGTACGGTTGGAACCGTATACGACGCAGTCAGGACCGACGAATTAGACAGGCCAAAAGATATGCCGTTGCTATTTGCGAATGACAGCGTGCCAGACGTTTGAGTCTGAGTACCGGCAATAATTCCACTAATGCCTGTTTGCGCCCCGGCGATATTAGCGCCAGAAATGGTTAGCGACATACCCCCGGCACCAGTAGAGCCAGATAGGGTGATGTTGTTCCCACCCGCAAGAACCAACTGGTTGGAAACAGTTCCGCTTGTGCCTGATGTATTGCCGCCAGAGAAGCCCATCGAAACAGCGGGTACACCAATGCTGATTGTGCTGCCCGCAGAGGCAATGCTGATCGCCCCAGTGCCACTGATCGAAGATGTGGCCGGGACGCTCTGCCCGGATAGCGCCAGATTTAGCCCGTTGCTATTGAGCGTCAGGCTTCCTGAGATGTTCGTGCCGCTGAAACTAGTATTCGTTCCTGCAACAGTGACAGAACCGGATGAGCCGTTAACCTGCTGAACATACGACGTAGGACCGGCCTGAACAGATGCCGTCAAAACAGACGAATTTGACAGTCCAAAGGTGACGCCATTGCTGTTGGCAAATGACAAGGTTCCAGACGTTTGAGTCTGCGTACCGGCAATGATTCCGCTAATGCCCGTTTGTGCTCCGGCGATATTTGCGCCAGAGATCGTCACAGTAGCGCCGCCCGCGCCAGTAGACTGAGAAAGCGTTATGTTGTTGCCGCCGACGAACAACACCTGATTGGTGACTGTTCCGGTATTGCCAGAAGTATTGCCACCTGTAGAAACGCCTGCAGAGAAAGCAGGAGCGCCAATAGAAATGGTGCTTCCTGCAGAAGCAATGCTGACGATTCCGGTGCCACTGATCGACGAGGTTGCCGGAACGCTCTGACCAGATAGGGCAAGGTTCAGACCATTGCTGTTAAGCGTCAGGCTTCCTGAAATGTTCGTGCCGCTGAAACTGGTATTGGTTCCTGCAACAGTGACTGATCCAGACGATCCATTGACCTGCTGCACATACGATGTCGGAACTGCCGGAACCGTATACGACGCGGTCAGAACAGATGAATTGGACAAGCCAAACGAGATGCCATTGCTGTTGGCAAACGACAGGGTTCCAGACGTTTGCGTCTGTGTCCCCGCGATGATGCCGCTGATGCCTGTCTGCGCGCCCGCAATGTTTGGACCCGAAATGGTCAGCGACATGCCCCCGGCGTTGGTTGAGCCAGAAAGCGTGATGTTGTTTCCGCCCGCAAGAACCAACTGGTTGGAAACAGTTCCGCTTGTTCCAGACGTATTGCCGCCAGAAAGACCCATCGAAACGGCAGGCGCGCCGATGCTGATCGTGCTGCCCGCAGAGGCAATACTGATCGCCCCAGTGCCGCTAATCGAAGAGGTGGCCGGGACGCTCTGCCCGGATAGCGCCAGATTCAGGCCGTTGCTGTTGAGCGTCAGGCTTCCTGAGATGTTCGTGCCGCTGAAACTGGTATTGGTTCCGGCGACGGTAACTGATCCAGACGATCCGTTGACCTGCTGCACATAGGAGGTCGGACCCGCCTGAACAGACGCCGTCAGAACAGACGAGTTCGACAGGCCGAAGGTCACGCCGTTGCTGTTCGCAAAGGACAACGTGCCCGACGTAAGCGTCTGGGTACCCGCGATGATTCCGCTGATGCCCGTCTGAGCGCCCGCCACGTTGGGGCCAGACAACTGCATGCTCAGGCCATTGCTGTTCAGGTTCAGCGTGGCCGAGACGTTTGTTCCGGCGTAGGTCGTCCCCGTTCCCGCGAACTTGGTCGTCTGGGAGGACGGGAAGGCTGCTGACGTGATCGCCGAGGTGGCGCTCGTGGCCTGAAGCAGGCTTGAGTTAGACGACGCAAAAGCGTTCGTCGTGATGTTCGATGTGGCGCTTGTGGCCTGCAGGAGGCTTGAGTTCGACGAGGCAAAGGCATTCGACGTGATCGCCGACGTGGCACTCGTTTGTTGGAACAGGCTCGACTGCGAGGTTGCAAGCAGAAGACTGGAGTTCGACGAAGCAAAGGCGTTCGACGTGATCGCCGAGGTGGCGCTCGTCTGCTGAAACAGCGACGACTGAGAGGTCGCAAGCAGCAGACTTGAGTTCGACGACGGGAATGCCCCGGTCGTGATCGCCGAAGTGGCGCTCGTCTGCTGAAACAGCGACGACTGCGAAGTCGCGATGTTGTTCGTCGTGATGTTGGTCGCGGCGTAGTTCGTGTTGACCGACGCCGTAATGACCGACGAGTTCGACATGCCAAACGTGACGGTCGGGCTTGTCTGGAAAACGATGGTGCCGGTGTTGGCGGACTGCGTGCTCGCCGAGATGCCAATGCCGCCGCCCGTGTAACTGGCGGTGATGTTGTTGCTGCTTAGGCCGAAATTGACGCCATTGCTGTTGACGAAATTAACGGCGGTAAACAGGCCGGAAGACGTTCCGGCGGAAACAACCATCTGCCCCGTACCGACAGGGCCGGTCGGTCCTTGAGGGCCAGTTGGCCCCGCAGGGCCAGTTGGGCCTATTGCACCCGGAGGACCTTGCGGGCCAACCGCCGCGATCTCTACGGTTTGGATATCGGTTTCGGTAACCGAGACTGTGGTCTCAGGGGTCTGAGTGACCGTGACCTGAGTGGGATCGCCCGAGTTGACCTCGACGACAGTCGGGCTTTCAGTGACATTTACTTGAGTCGGAGGATCATTCGCCATTTTAGCGCGTCACATCTGGAGAAACGGTTACTGAACCTTGCAGCAATCGCGTAACTATACCTCCAGAGGACGTGAGGATCAGATCATAAACCCCACGCAGCCACGAAAACCCTGCCGTCGTCGTCGAGGGAATGGTCAGGGTAATGGTGCCTGCCGTGCCGCCCAACACGATGTTGCCGTTGGCAGTGCTGCCTTCGTACAAGATCGTGGTTGATTGCGGGGTCTGCCGGATCTGAAGATCAGCAGAAAATCCCGTCAGGTCGACGGGAACAGCCGTGGTTGAAGTCGTCGTGCAGGAGCAGTCAGTCGAGCCGCCAACCTGCCACAAGAAGACCCGAATGAACGTAGCGCCCTGCTCGATGCAAAGGTTGTAAGTCCCTGCGCTCATACTTGGTCTCCAATGTGGCTTTCAGCCTTACAGGCTGACGACATTGTACTGGGTCACCGTCATGGTGACAGTCCCAGTACCGCTATTCCAAATCACGCGAACAAAACGCGGAGCAAACGAAAAACTGCTCATGGCGCTTGCCGTCGCGCCAACGACAGCGGCGTCTGCGCTTGGAAACCATGTCATGCTGCCCACGGGGACCGGATTGAACGGATCGTTTGGATCGTCCATGGACTGCTGAACGGTGTAGTTACCCGTGCCGCTCAAGACGCACTGGATGTTCACCTGCGGATGGGCCCACTCGTCCAGTCGGACCAAGTTGGACGTTGCTTGGCCTGTGTTGGCCGTCACTACGATGGAACGCATTACCTTGTTCCTTATTAAAAACGGGGGCACGAGGCCCCCGTTGATGCATCACAAACTGGGAGAGGGGGCCCAGTCTATTACATGCCCATTTCGTCCGTGTGGCCCTTGGGCGGCGTGCCCTTGTGAGCCGTGAACGCAAAAATGTTGCCGGAGGTCTTGCCGCCATGCTTACGCGGCTTACGACCCGCGTGATGCTTGCCGTGATGACCTTCGACCTTCATCTCATGTTTCACATGACCGCCGTGCTTCCGCTTGGCGCGACCGCCGTGCTTCCGCTCTTCAGCCTCGTGAAATTCCTTCTTAGCGTTGTTACGCTCTTCCGGCTTGCTCTTGAGATCCTGTTCCGCTTCATTCACGCCGCCAGTGGCTTTGTGATGACGTCCTTTATGACCTTTCATTTCTTACTCCCAGATCAGGTGTACTGACCGTTGGTAAAGCCATTTGCGGCCTGCAAGTAGCAGACCACAAGTACCGCCGTCCCCGTGCCGCTGCCTGTCGACTGCGTCCAGATCTGAACGTCCTGCGTCGCACTGGAATTCAACCAGTTGGCGATCAGGCTCGTCACAGGAACGGTGTACTGACCCTGAACCAGTGAAGCGTGCGCGATAGCAGAAGCCAACTGGCTTCCACCGCTCGCCGTTCCAATGTTCAGCGTGTCAGAGCCGCTGCTCCATGACGCCGTGACGTTGATGTAGATGTCAGTGATCAGACTCTGTGCAGGGATGACGATAGAGGTCGCCGTCGCAGAAGCCGACTCCGTGATAGACGCAAACTGCGCCATCTGCACGAAGCCGACGTTCTGAGTTCCACTGCTTCCGCCGACACCGGCAAGATTGCCGGTGCCGTCAGAGTTAAGCACGTTGCCCGCAAGGATCGGCCCAGTTAATACTGTGCTGCTCATTTCGCTTCTCCTTACGAGGTCGGGAACGAGCCCCAGATGGCGCGCCAGTTGTAGTACCCAAACGAGTACCGCTCGTAGCCCTTGACCAACAGATTGTCCGTAACGAAGTCGACCTGCATGTCCATTTCGTACTTGACGCGCTCCATGTAGGAGAGACCGTCAATGTTGGTGAGCAGGAACCATGCATAAGGCGAGGTCAAGAAGTCGTTGACCATGTAGCCTTCCGGCAAGCCGCCCGCCGTCGAGAGGATCGCGTTGACATCGTTATCCGCAGTACCCGGACGCAGTTCCGTCTTGAGAAGACGAATCGCAACCGGTTCCAACTGCGGAGGCACAATCAACTTGCGGCCACGGGCGAAAACCTTGAGGTTCGCCATGTCGCGGAAGTTGGTACGAATCGAGATCATCGCGTTCAGCAGCGTGGCCTCATTGAGGTCAACCTGCGTCGAAGGCGTGTTCGCAATCGTATTGCCGTCGATGGGGTGGCTCGTCGAGCACAACGAAACACCGTCACCGCCGATGTTCGCATTGTACGTCGTCGCGGTGTTAAGGACGTTCGCGCCGTAGATTTCCTTGGTCTGCTGAAACGATTCAATCAGACCGAGGTTCGACGGATGGAACTGCGTCTTGTAAAGGTTATCGTCAATCGCCTTGCGGGTGATCGCGTAACCGAGCGCAATTTCATTGTGCTCTTGGTTGTAGATGAAGCGCTCGCCCGAGTTGTTGTCGAACGAGGTCTGAGCACCTTCCGTCTTCAACTGCGCCAGACCGAGGTAACGCATTTCAGCGGTACGCTCAAGGGCGAGTTTCGAGTCATGCTTGGTGAAGATCTTGTCGTACTGAGACGGAATCATCTCGTACTTGCCTTCAATCCCGCGAAGACCCGGAAGCAGGAGGTCCTTAATAGCACTTAAATTAACGGCCATTTTTAGTTACTCCTTAGACGGTGCCGGTCAACTGCTTGGTCTCGACGTTGTTAAACGCCACGACCACATAGTTGTATGCACCGCTCTGGGTGCCTTGAGCATTCGGCGGATCGGTGGGAACAGCCATAACACGGAACGGAAGCGTCGCCGTGGTGGCCTGCGAGTTGTACACGATGTACGCGCCCGAAACGCCCGTCGCGGTGCTGCCCGTGCCGTAAGCAAACTGCACGTTGGCGCCGATGTCGGCCGTCGTGAGACCCGTCGAGGACGAGCCACCCACCTGCACAAGGAACTGCGCGTTGGGGTCGTTGACGACGTAGCACTCAACGGTGTTGCTCGAAGCAACGTCGCTGCCCGGCCAGTAGTTCGACCACACGGTACGCTTCTGCGCGACCGACAGGTACTTGCAGCCAACGAACACACCGGCAAGCGTGCCTGTGCCCGGCGTCGTTATATAGACGCTGCCGTCCGAATTACGGAAAACCGGATCGCCGAAAAAAATCGCCGAGGCATTGTAGTCCGCAAACATCGCGACCTGTTCGTAGGTCGGAAGCGAACCCATGCCCTTGTACTGACTAAAGCCGAAAGGCGCACTGTTATTCGCCATGACGGATTCTCCTTACAGGAGGCCATCATCGCGCACCGGGGCGATTTAGACCGGGGGTAATCTTCAACTCCTGCGCCGGGCAGGAGGTTGAGGGCAATTTACGCCGCCTACTTGACAAGTGCAACAGTACAAAAGAAAAAGCGCCCCGAAGGGCGCTCAAGGAGGCATTTACTGCCTTTTATTCTGGAATCGGGATCGCTTCGTAGGATTTGCCGATCTTCGTCAGGCTGCTGCCGTCGCTCTTGCTGCGCTGCAGCGTGCCTTCGGGAGTCGCGTTCAACTGCGCTTCCTTCTGGCGAACCTGAAGTCGAGCACGGCGCAGGTCGGCGGCGCGC